AAAAAGAAGTCAGCTTCATGAAGGCTAAGGGCGCACCTAAGTCTATGGTCAAGCACGAGATGAAAGAAGCTGGCATGAAGAAGATGGCAAATGGCGGCATCACTTCCGCCAAAATGGGCACAGTTCGCACCGCAGCCCCAAGCAAAGATGGCGTTGCCGCAAAAGGCAAAACCAAAGGCACACAGGTCAAGATGTCTGGCTCTAAACCTCTGGGCATGAAAATGGGCGGTAAGTGCTGATTTAAGGAGCCGATCATGGCAAAGAACGTTGGAAGATTAGCGGGTCTTGCGGCCCTTGGCGCTGCTGCGTACATGATGTCTAAGGGTAAGGACGCAAAAGGTCCTTCCGCGACTGCTGACGAAGAAAAATCGTCTAAAGCTCGAACAGCCGCGCAAAAAGACGCTGTGTCTGGTAGTCGCGCCACAAATGAATCTTCGTACACTGGCACTACCAAAAACGACTCTAATGCCGCTAAGAACATTGGGTTTGGGGGCGGAGATGACAGTGACAAAAATCTCAAACGTGTAGTTCCTGCGAATAAACCCAAAGCTGAACCCAAAGCTGAACCCAAAGCTGAACCCAAAGCTGAACCCAAAGCTGAACCCAAAGCAGCTGACGAAGACAAACCTTTATACAAGCAGGAAGGCGTAACGATTGGCGGGGTTGAGAAGCGTACTGAAGGCAATAAGCCAATGCCATCTTTGGCTGCGGTTGAACGTAAAGCAGCGGCTCGTAAAGCATCAATTTCTACGGATGAGATGAAGAATCGCTCTCGCGCGCAAGCGGCCCATATTGCCAAGATGAAAAGGTTGAAAGCGAATCCAGAGTCGCAGGCTGCTGAACCTGTCTATCCAGAGCAATTCATCACCCCCGGTGGTAGCGTAAAAACAATAGCGGGTATGGCAAAAAACTTAGCCAATCGTAATACCGCCAACAAAGGTGAAGGCGTTTTGAGCGCCGCAGGACAGCGTTTAAAAGATACAAAAGATTTTGTTCGTGGTGGTTATCCCGGACGAGACGCAGCTGTAACCAATCCTATGGCTTGGGCTGGCGGCCCAAAAACAATGGAGAAAATCGCACAAGCTGAAGGCCGTGCCGCTGCCGCTGAAGCCCGCGCTGCTGCCGCACAAGCAAAACGCGATGCTAAAGATCCTTTTATGAATTTTAAACCGGGGTCAGACTTCAAGCGTGGTGGCGCAGTCAAGATGACCGCATCGAGTCGCGCAGATGGCATTGCCTCTCGCGGTAAAACCAAATGCAAAATGTATTGAGGTGAATCATGGCTGATCCAGCAAACCAATTTATGACTGAAATTGACAAGAAATTAAAAAAGAACAAACTTGATACATCTCGTGAAGGTAATAACATCACGATTAAAGGCGTCAAAAAGTCAGAAGAGCCAATGACCCCCGGTCAAAAGCAGTCTATGGAAGAAGCAAAAGACGAAGAGATGCGCAAGAAGATGAAGAATGCGCCCACCACCAGAACGGAGATGGGCAAAGTATTCGCTAAGGGTGGCATGACTGCATCCTCGCGCGCGGACGGCATCGCCCAGCGTGGCAAGACTCGTGGGACACTCATCAAATGATGGCCTCTCGCGGCATGGGCGCAATCAACCCGAAGAAGATGCCGGGTAAGAAAGTCGTTCGTCGTAAAGACAAGCCACAGGACGTGGACATGTACGCAGAGGGTGGCAAAGTCAACGCTGCTGGCAACTACACCAAACCAAGTCTGCGCAAGCGGATCGTGGCTCAGGTCAAGGCGGCAGCAACACATGGCACTGGCGCAGGTCAGTGGAGCGCGAGAAAAGCACAGCTTGTGGCAAAGAAATACAAGGCTGCTGGCGGAGGGTACAGAGATTGAAAGCACCGCAGACTTCCCTTAAAAACTGGGGCGACCAGAAATGGCGTACCAAATCGGGGAAGCCTTCGTCAAAAACAGGTGAGAGGTATCTCCCTGAAGCAGCAATCAAGTCTTTGTCACCAGCGGAGTACGCAGCCACAACCCGTGCGAAGCGGGCGGGCAAGAAGGCTGGCAAGCAGTTTGTGGCACAACCCAAGAGCATTGCAAAGAAAACGGCAGGATTTAGATAATGGCAAATACTTCCGGTGCATCAAGTTTCAACCTTGACCTGACAGAACTTGTCGAGGAGGCGTTTGAACGCGCCGGTAGCGAGCTTCGCACTGGTTATGACCTGCGTACAGCACGACGCAGTTTGAACATCATGTTCGCTGATTGGGCCAACCGAGGCATCAATCTGTGGACGATTGAAACAGGCACAATCGACCTTGTTCAAGGCCAAAATACCTACCCCCTGCCTGATGACACCATTGACCTGCTGGAGCATGTGATTCGCACGGGCGCGAACATCGCGGCGACTCAGGCTGACCTGACAATCACCCGCATCAGCGTCTCCACCTACGCAACGATCCCCAACAAGATCACGCAGGCCAGACCCATCCAAATCTGGATTCAACGGTACAACGGACAGACTTCGCCAACAGGGTTAACCCTTGATGGGGCAATCACCAGCACTGATACTGAAATCACACTGGACTCCGTGGTTGGCCTGCCTGCCGCTGGGTTTGTGAAGATCGACAATGAAATCATCAATTACGGGTATATAGAGGGTAACGTCCTCTACAACTGCTTCCGTGCGCAGCAAAACACCGCGGCAGCAAGCCACGCAGACAACGCCACTGTGTATTGGCAGCAAGTCCCAGCAGTCACCGTTTGGCCAACGCCAGACAATGCCCAGCAGTATCAGTTGGTGTATTGGCGCTTGCGTCGTACCCAAGACGCAGGCGGCGGTGTCAACATCATGGACGTACCGTTTCGATTCATTCCTTGCATGGCCGCTGGCCTGTCGTACTACATCGCTGGAAAGATTCCAAGTGGGGCAGAGCGCCTTGGCTTCCTCAAAGCCCAGTATGACGAGGCTTGGGAGCTTGCTGCGTACGAAGACCACGAGAAAGCAGCTTTGAGACTTGTTCCTCGCCAGACCTACATTGGGAGGTAAGGATGGGTAACAGGTTTGCCAGCGGTAAGAACGCGATTGCCCAGTGCGATCGCTGCGACCAACGGTTTTTGTTGAAAGTTTTGAAGACTGAGATCATCAAGACCAAGAATTACAACCTCTTGGTTTGTCCGGAGTGTTGGGACCCAGACCAGCCGCAGTTGCAGTTGGGTATGTTCCCAGTGGATGACCCGCAGGCTTTGAGAAACCCAAGGCCAGACCGCAGTTACGTCTTGTCCGGTACAAGCGGATTACAGATTGTGCCTACAGGCAGTGGCCCGTTGGGTACAGGGACGGTGGAAGGTGGCAGTCGAATCTTCCAGTGGGGATGGAATCCAGTAGGTGGATCAAGAGCAAATGACGATGGTTTAACGCCAAACAATTTGGTTTTGACAGTGGAACTTGGTACAGTTAGCATAATTACGACATAAGGAGTCGATGATGGACGCAAAGAAAGCAGTTCGCAAACACGAACAAAACATGCACCCCGGTCAAAAGCCAACCAAGCTTCGCGCTGGCGGCAAGACCAACAGCGACATGCTCAAGTATGGTCGCAACATGGCAAAGATTATGAACCAGCGTAGCTCTGGCAGAGGTAAATAACATGGCAACATACAAAGTACCCAAGAAGGTTGCGACTGTTGTTGTGGGCGAAGAGCCAGCAAAAGAAACGATGCGCAAAGCAAACGTGTCTGTTGCCAACGTACGCAGCCAAGACTACCCTCCCACCAAGACCAGCGGCATCAAAATCCGTGGTACTGGCGCAGCCACTAAAGGCGTGATGGCACGAGGCCCGATGGCATGAATTACAGCGAACTTGTAATTGCAATTCAGAGCTATACTGAGAATCAGTTCCCCGACGTATACCTTGCTGATGGATCGACTGAGAGTTCAACTGCTCAGATCAATCGGTTCATCGAGCAGGCTGAACAACGCATTTACAACATGATTCAGTTTCCGTCGCTACGGAAGAATCAGTACACACCAATCACGGCAAACAACAAGTATGTGTCTTTGCCAAACGACTTCCTTGCTGTGTATTCGCTGGCTTTGGTGACAGGTGTTGTTGGCGGGAACTTGGACACCGGCACATTTGAGTATTTGCTCAACAAGGATGTCAACTTCATCCGTCAGGCGTATCCAACACCAAATGACACAGGTGAGCCGAAGTACTACGCGCTGTTTGGCCCAACAATTGTCAGCTCCGCCATTACGAACGAACTGTCGATTATTCTTGGCCCGACACCCGATGCTGCGTATTACGTTGAGCTGCACTATTACTACTACCCAGAATCCATTACCACAGCCCTGACCACATGGCTGGGTGACAACTTTGACTCTGTGCTGCTGTATGGCTCTTTGGTCGAGGCGGCAACGTTTATGAAGGCTGAACAAGATATGGTGGCTTTATACAATCAAAAGTACATGGAAGCAGTGGCCCTTGCCAAACGCCTTGGAGACGGCCTTGAAAGGGGCGATGCGTACCGTGATGGACAAACTAAAATTAAGGTTACAACGTGATACCAAAGACACGCAAAGAGGCTTTAGCTGAAGGGTACAAACGGTACTCTACAGGAGTTGCTTGCGTGCAAGGGCATGTTGCAGATCGTCGCGCTAAAACTGGAGAATGTTTATTGTGCCGCGCAGATTTTTTGGTGAAATGGCGAGATAAAAATAAAGATAAAGTCAAACAGCATAATTCCACACAATATATAAAACATACACAAAAAATTAAAAAAGGTGTAAAAGCGTGGGCAAAAAATAACCCAGTAAAAATACTGGCGCATACAAGATCACAACAAACAAAACGTTTGATGCGCTTGCCAAAATGGCTGACAGAAGATGATTACTGGATGATCCAACAAGCATACGATCTTGCAGCCTTACGTACAAAAATGTTTGGGTTTTCTTGGCATGTTGACCATATACTTCCACTCCAAGGCAAAACTGTTTCAGGTTTACACGTACCAACAAATTTGCAAGTGATCCCCGCAGTAGATAATATACGCAAGGGGAATCGTGTATGAGCTTCACAGGCAATTACTCTTGCAACACGTTGCGGGCAGGGCTGGCAAACGGGTCAATCAACTTGACCTCGGATACGTTCCGACTGGCTCTGTACACCAACGATGCAACACTGGACGAAACCACCACGGCATACACAGTCACAGGTGAATCCTCTGGTGGCAACTACGTGGCTGGCGGGGAAATCGTCACCACCACAGTGACATCCCAAACCACAGCTTCGGGCAGTGTGACCTATGTCACTTTCTCTTCACCTTCGTGGACTGGTCAGATCACTGCTCGGGGTGCTTTGATATACAAAGCAGGCGACAATGGCGCAGTCTGTGTTTTGGATTTTGGAAACACAAAGACATCAACCTCAACATTCACCGTGACGATGCCTGCAAACACAAGCACGTCAGCACTTATAAGGATTGTGTAATGGCACTTGTAACCACGACCAAAGGCGAGATGGATGACTCCCTGCTTGTAAAGCAGGAAGGCACAGTAGATAATGACAATGAATTGACCACATGGGTTGAATACTGGCTGGATGGCGAGCTTGTCCACCGTTCCGCGCATGTGACTTTGAAGAAGCCTCCGACATTTGTTGGTGGTGCAGCAGCTTCGTTTTAAGGAGAATCCAAGTGGCAAATACCCAATCTATGTGTACCTCGTTCATGGGCGAGTTGATGACGGCAACTCACAACTTTGGTACTGCACCAACCCGTGGCACATCCGCAGCCGACACCTTCAAAGGCGCGTTGTATTTGGCTTCTGCCACCGTCAACGCAGCCACCACTGCGTATTCATCTACAGGTGAAGTGACTGGCACAGGTTATTCGCCCGGCGGCGTGACTGTGACCAACGCAAACCCGCCTGTGGCAACTAACGCATCAGCAACTGCTGGCGTAGCCTACTGGACACCATCTGCCAGTTTGACTTACACCTCAGTGACTTTGACCACAGCGTTTGATGCAGTGTTGATCTACAACTCGTCGCAAAGCGACAAGGCAGTGAGTGTCCACACGTTTGGTTCACAGACCATTACAGCGGGTACTTTCACCTTGACAATGCCTGCAAGCACCACAACCACAGCACTGTTACGTCTGGCTACAACCTAAGCGGAGGCGGCGTAGGCCGTAAACCATGTTTGGTATATCCGCATACGCCCAGTCACCGTACGCCGCTCTTGGCGAGAATGTAGTCGTCGTTGCCCTGACGGGCGTATCTGCGTCTGGGGATGTTGGGACACTTGTTGCAAACCCACAGCTTGCCCTGTCAGGCGTATTTGCGGCGGGTGATGTTGGGTCTGTAACAGAAACAAACAGCCCAGCCGAGACGGGCGATCAAGCAGACGGTTTTGTTGGTACGGTTGGGGCGAACATCTCTGTTGCCCTGACGGGCGTTTTGTGCCACCCAGATATTGGGCAGGTAGACCCATACCCAACCCCAGAGATTTCTGAGGTTCATGCCAACGGCTTCACGGGTACGGTAGCGGCAAATCTGACAATTGCTCTGTCTGGGGTGACGGCTTCGGGAGCGGTCGGTACAGTAGCCAACGGTGGCGTAGCGGTTGCTCTGTCTGGGGTTCAGGCTTCTGGCTCTGCCGGAACAATGCTCTACAACGAGTCGGATGCAACAACCGGCGATGTGGCGATAGGTGAAGTTGGAACGCTGGGCGCGGTTACCTCTGTTGCTCTAAGCGGCGTAGCGGCTTCTGGGGCGGTGGGGTCTGTTACACAAACTCAGTCAGTTGCATTGACAGGAGTCGAGGCTTCTGGGGCGGTTGGAACAGTTAGTTTTAACCAGACTGATGAATTGACAGGCGATGTTGCAGCTGGATCAGTTGGAACGGTAGATCCTGTTCTTTCTGTTGCTCTGACAGGTGTTCAGGCTTCTGGAGCGGTTGGGTCTGTTTCGTTCACCAGTACACAGTCAATAACAGGCAATCAAGCGGCAGGTGACGTAGGATCGGTTGTTTACACCGTAACCAAGGCATTGACAGGTGTTTTAGCATCAGGCGCAGTTGGAAGTGTTGAGTTTGTTCAGGTTGCCGACTTAACAGGAGACAGTGCTACTGGATCGGTGGGTTCGCTTGGTCGCAACACCACGGTGGCCCTATCCGGGGTTCAGGCCGCAGGCTCGGTTGGAAATGTGATTGCCATCTACTGGAGATTGGTAGATGACAGCCAGACCGCAAACTGGCAAAATGTCAACAATTCCCAAACTGCTGGCTGGACGTTGGTAAACAATGCGGAAACCCCCGACTGGACGTTGGTTGAAACGGAATAAGGACACACATGGCTTTTGTACTTGCAGACCGAGTTAAAGAGACAACCACCACGGCTGGTACGGGAACGGTGACGTTGCTTGGTGCATCGACTGGGTATCAATCCTTCTCTGCCATCGGTAATGGAAACACCACTTATTACACCATTGCTGGTCAGACCGGATCAGAGTGGGAAGTTGGGATTGGTACATACACCTCATCAGGTACAACGCTTGCAAGAACCACAGTAATCTCCTCCAGCAACGCAGGATCGTTGGTCAACTTCAGCGCGGGTACGAAAGATGTGTTTGTCACCTACCCAGCAGAATTTACAGCTAACGCTATTGGCGGTGGTGTTGGTGCGGTGCTTCTGAATGCGGACACCGCAACTGCAAGTGGAACGATTGCCACAGGCCAGAATGGTTTCACTGTTGGCCCACTTACTATTGCAAGCGGAGTGACGATCACAATCGCTTCTGGACAAAGGCACGTAATCATATGAGTACGATCAAGTCATCCACCACGTTAACCACTGCATATTCGGTAGAAGCGGACACCACAGGGGCGCTTGTCATTCAGACAGGCGCTACACCTACGACTGCATTGACAATTGATGCAAGTCAAAACATTACAACTGCAAATAAATTTGCCAAAGCATCTATGCCATTAGGGTCTGTGTTGCAAGTGGTAAGTTCAGTTCTTACATCAAGTGCTTCAACTGCTAGTTCTTCTTTTACGGCTTCAGGATTATCTGTATCAATAACGCCATCAAGTTCTTCAAGCAAAGTTTTTATTATTGTTTCTGCCGCTGGAGGTCAAACAACTTCAAATGGTGCAGGAATATTTACTATTTACAGAGGAGCAACCAATTTAGGTAATGCAACTGATGGATTTACTTACCTATATTCAAATGCAACTTTTACAAATCCATTTAGAATTCCAGTAAATATGTCATTTTTAGATTCGCCAGCAACTACATCTTCAACAACTTATCAAGTGTATTTTAAAACAAATACTGCTGGAACTGTTCAAATCAATGAGCAACCAACTAATAGCACAATTACAGTTATGGAGATAGCGGCATGAGTCACGAAGCCATATACAAACTAAACCCATCCGTAGTAACCATTCGTGGCGATATAGCCTACGATATTGGTGGTAACGAAGTTGCATACGATAAAGATGCAGTCAATGCTTGGGTTGACGCAAACGCATACAAAGCCAAACGCCAAGCAGAATACCCACCAATCACAGACTACCTTGATGGAGTAGTCAAAGGCAATCAAACACAAATTGACAAATACATTGCTGATTGCTTGTTGGTCAAAGCTAAATATCCCAAGGTGACAGTATGACCTTAATCCTTTCAGGAACTGATGGACTATCCGATGTTGATGGTTCTGCCGCAACCCCTGCTATCAGGGGGACTGATGCAAACACAGGTATCTTCTTTCCTGCGGCTGACACTATTGCTTTCTCTGAAGGCGGTGTGGAAGCTATGCGTATTGACTCTAGCGCAAATTTGCAATTTAACTCAGGCTATGGTTCTGTTGCTACTGCTTATGGCTGTCGTGCTTGGGTGAACTTTAACGGCACTGGCACTGTTGCTATTCGTGCAAGTGGGAATGTGACTAGCATTACTGATAATGGCACTGGTTCTTACACAGTTAACTTCATTAATGCAATGCCTGATGTTAATTATGCAGTTACAGGTGGCGCAGGCACTTCAACAGGTGGTGCTGGATATAGATGGTTAGCAGTAGGCTCTAGTAATTCAAGCGATTTTTCTATGACTACCACATCAGTACGAGTTCAGACAGTATACGATGGAACAAACAAAACTGATGCAGACTTTGCCGCAGTAGCAATATTTCGTTAAAGGAGAAACCATGAATCAAAGAATTATATTTCCAACAGATGATGGCGGTGTATCTATCATCGTTCCAGCACCTGAATGCGGTTTAACCATTGAGGAAATTGCCGCAAAGGATGTTCCTGCTGGCAAGCCTTACAAGATTGTGGATGTCGCTGACATTCCAACAGACCGCACATTTAGGAATGCGTGGCAAGCTGACTTTACCGAGGTGACCCAATGATTACCATTAACATCGACAAAGCAAAAAACATAGCCCACGACAAGCGCAGAGAGGCTCGGTCTGCTGAATTTGCGCCTTTGGACATCAAGGCAACCATTCCATCTGAAGCAACAGCGGCAGAAGCGGCAAGGCAAGCTGTGCGTGACAAATACGCCACTATGCAGACTGCCATCGATGCGGCAACCACGCCTGACGAGATCAAAGCTGTGTTGGAGAATAAATAATGGCAGTCACAATCAACGCTGACAACGGTGCAGTAAGCGGTTCAGCAGGACTGAAGTACAGTTCTGACAGCACTGGTGTGCTTGCGCTTCAGACCAATGGAACAACAGCAGTATCCATAAGCACTGGTCAAGTTGTTACATTGACAAATGCGCTTCCTATTGCATCTGGGGGTACAGGTGCTACAGCTTCAACCGGTTCAGGTTCAGTTGTTTTAGCAACCAGCCCGACCGTAAATAACCCAACGGTTACCAACTATGTTGAAAGCGTGGTGGCAATTGGTACAGTTACAACTAGCAACACAATTGCTTTGACAAACGGCACAGTGCAGACCGCGACCTTAACGGCATCAACTGCTTGCACATTTACCATGCCCACAGCAACGGCTGGAAAATCATTTGTTCTTTTATTAAAACAAGCAGCAGCTACCGGCAACGGCACAGCAACATTCACAAGTGTGAAATGGGGGACTTCTGGCGCACCAACAATCACAGCAACGGCGGGAAAGATGGACATTTTGACTTTCATTGCTGATGGGACAAACTGGTATGGTTCAATTGCTCAAGGATACACACCATAATGTTTGCTGCAAAAAACTTTTTTCTTGCTGGTGCGGTGGCTAGGGCCACTTTAAGTTATGTATATAGCTCAAACACTGCGAATGCTTCATTAAATGTAACAAGCATAAGCGGCTATGTTGCAGGAAATTCAGACATAACTATTACTGTAAATAGTGGTATCTATGTTTATTCAACAGGCACAGGTACGCCCGGTTTGTCTTTAACTGGTGGGGCAACAGGCGATACCATTACTTTAATAAACAATGGATACATCATGGGGATGGGTGGTGCTGGTGGTGTTGTCGCAGCGGGTGGGGCCGGTGGTGATGCTTTGTCTCTTGGGTTTAATACGACTATCAATAACACAAATGGTTCCGCATATATTGGTGGCGGCGGTGGTGGCGGCGGTCAGCCCGGCGGCGGAGTTTTTTCTGGTGGCGCTGGTGGTGGCGCTGGCGGTGGTGGTGGTTCAGGTAGCGTTAGTAGTTATTCGCCAGTAACTAGTGGCGGTGGTGGTGGCGGTATTGGATCATCGGGTTCTCCGGGAACTAATAGCGGAAACGCTGGGTTTGCTGATTTTGGTAGTGGTGGTGGTGCTGGAGGAGGCGGTGGTGGCGTTTACGAACAAGTTGGTCGAAGCACTACTTATTGGTCAGGTGGCGGCGGCGGCGGCGGTCGTATATTTGCCGGTTCTGGTGGTGCAGGCGGCTATGGTCTTGGTAGCCCCGGCGGTAGCGGCGGCGGCTCTAACGGTGGTGGCAGCAGTAGTAGCCTATCTGGTGGTGGCGGTGGTGGATGGGGCGCTTCTGGAGGCACTGGAGGCACTGGCTCTGGTGCTTCACGCGGTGGTGGTGCTGGAGGAAAAGCCGTTGCATTAAATGGAAAAACAGCAACATTTACAAGTGGAGATACAACCCGCGTTTATGGTTCAGTATCTTAATTTAAGGAAAAGAAATGGCAGACGCATATCAAGTTTTTAATCCGCAGACAGGTCAGCATACTCGCTATGAAACCGAGGCAGAAGCAAAAGCTGCGCTAGTTGAAGTTGCAAAGCAAATTCTTGTGACATACACTCCATCTGTTGTCGAAGAAACTGTACATGAAAATGGCGATGTAACTTGGACTTCTACAGAACTTGCCTCTCAACTAATAGTATCAATATGACTTACGATTGTTCTGACGAAACATTGATTATTGATTCTACTGTGAATGCAGATAAGATTCGTTTGGTTTGTAATCTTTTGAACGGCTCCAAATACAGAGAGACCGCACAACAGTTTTTAGACCAAAAAAATATTAACTTACAGTGTAAATATTCTTACGCTGTGTCTAATCCAGCAACACAAAACCCAGCATCGTATGTTTTTTTTGCAACCGATAAACTTAACAATGGCTACTTTATAAAAGTTAACTGCAATACAAACACTGTTACTGAATGGTATATCAATGAACAGATAACTGTATTAACTCAGAAAAAATGGTTTGCCTTGGATTTAGTAAGTAATCAAAAAACCGAATACTACATATACGAAACTGTTGATGGTCTTACGTCAGAAAACAAATTTAACGTTGTGACAAATGAAAAGATCGTTACAAACTATTTTCAACCTTTTGGAAAGATGTCTACTGAACAACAAACGTTAATCAAAGATTTGCCGTTTAAGCGCACTTCAGTTTGTTGGTCAAACAAACCGGATGGATTTACCGTAGAGTTTTTGCCATCTTATGTTGACGTGTATGCTGGTATAAATATGCAAAATTTGTATTTATTAAATATATAAAGGAAAGACCATGAGCAGTTCATATTCATCAAGCCTTCGGATCGAACTGATCGGTTCAGGCGACCAAGCCGGTGCGTGGGGCGCAACCACAGACAGCAACCTTGCATACGTTCTGGACACAGCCATTGCTGGGTATCAGGCGGTCACGGTAGGCTCCGCTGCCCAAGCCTTGACATATGTCAACGGGCCATCCTCCAGCGCAGCACTGAACCAATCAGTGTATGCCATGCTGAAGTTCAACAGCGCGGCAGCAGCTTCCGCCATCTACGCCCCGCCAGCGTCTAAACAGTACATCATCTGGAACAACACAAGCTATACCATCACGATCTACAACTCTACGGTCATCGGTAACACAACAGCCGCAGGCACTGGGGTTGCTATCGCCAGCGGCGACAAGGTCATTGTCTGGTCGGATGCAACAAACTTCTACGACGTTAAGGGTAGCGGCGTAACCGGAACAGTAGCAGTAGTCAACGGCGGCACGGGAGCCACTACAGCTTCTGGAGCAAGAACAAACCTTGGCTTGGTGATTGGCACAGATGTAGCGGCAATTGCTTCACCTGCGTTTACAGGCAACCCCACAGCGCCGACTCCTACGTTTGGCGACAACGACACATCTATCGCAACCACGGCATTTGTACAGGCGGCCCTTGCAGCTATTTACCCAGTTGGTTCAATCTACACAAACGCCACCGTTGCAACAAACCCCGGCACATTACTTGGATTTGGCACATGGACTGCGTTTGGCGCTGGTCGTGTTGCGGTTGGTTTTGACGCGGGTAATGCACTGTTTGACACTGCCGAGGAAACCGGCGGTAGTGCAGATGCAATTACTGTAAGCCACACCCACACAGCAACAGTAACAGACCCCGGTCACACCCACACATCTAATGCCAACGTCAATAACTCCCAGAACTTAGCCGGAGGCCCGTCTACAACTCTTTCAAGACAAACCGCCACGATTGACCCAGCGTTTACAGGCATCAGTGTGGCAATCAGTACAACCGGCTCAAGCGGTACAAACGCCAATTATCAGCCGTACATAACTGTTTACATGTGGAAACGCACTGCTTAATATGATCCAAGACTACATCAAAGTTTTTGATGGCGTTGTCCCACTGGACTTGTGTGACGCTTTGCTTGATGAGTTCAGCGACTCACAGGAGTGGGCAGATACCGCTGTTGGGCCTAGCCATCTTGGTCTTGTTGATAAAAGCGTTCGTTCTGCTTCAATTATTGGTCTATCTCATCAGCATGTCATAGATAAAAACAAAGAAGTTAGATCGCAGCTTGACAAAAGATTGTTTGATGCGGTTGGAAGCGCCATACAACAGTATTCCAGCGCATATCCATTTGCGGGGATTTCTAAAGATTCTGGCTATGAAATACTGCGATACCAAACAGGGCAGTTTTATGTCCAGCACGTTGACTCAACCATAAACCATAACCGCAGTGTTTCTTGTTCGCTTATTCTTAACGACGGATACGAAGGCGGAGAGTTTGCGTTTTTCAACCGAGAAATGATTGTGAATCCCCCAAAAGGATCAGCACTTTTATTTCCCTCCAACTTTATGTTCCCGCATGAAATCCTGCCTGTCACATCAGGCACTCGGTATTCTGTGGTGACTTGGTTTTTGTAGGAGCGTGAAATTGATCCGATCAGCCTCCTCTTTGCCGCCAATGCTTGTGTCGCCGCCATCAAAGAAGGGTGTGAGCTATACAAGCAGGCGAAGACTTCTTTCATGGAAGTCAAGGAGACACTTGACGAAGCTGTCGGGATTGGAAAGGAAATTTATGGTTTCTGGGGGAAGCTGGCAAAATTCTTTGGCGGTGCGCCAACTCCTGTCCCGCTCAAGCCTGTGGCGAAAAAGAAGGACAAATACGTTGCCATTGACGAAACGCAGGTCATGGTTGACGTTGTCAAAAATCTTACGGAACTTTTCAGACTTCAAGAACAATTAGCCGCACACATCAGGGAGGAAGAAGAAAAGTCCAGAAACGTCTATGAACCTGACCAGAACCAAATGGAAGCCGCACTGAAGCGGATCATGGCACAGGATCAGATGGCGGCGCTGGAGATTGAGGTTAGGGAAACGATGGTGTACCAGAGTCCTCCCGAAATGGGGGCGCTGTACAGCAAGGTGTTTGAAATGCGGGACATCATCGCCGCTGAACAGGAAGCCGCAAGACTGGCGCAAGAACAGCGGGAGCGAAGATTGAGATGGCAACGACACCAAAGGGAAAGAAGCCGAAACCTCAAAGCGGGAGCCGCCGTCCTAACCTTGATCCTTATCGCATACCTGTGGACGTGGCTCCTGTGGTTGAAACAACTGAGGAGCTTGTGATGGGGATGGTTGGTTGGGTTGTGGCGGTGCTGTTGGTTGCGTTGATGTTGCCGTTGTTGGCATTCATGTACCTTGATGTGCTGGAGACAAAGAACGAAGCCAAGCAGCAACTTGAGAAGGTAGAGAAGCTGCGACGGGAAGTGGAAAGAAAGAATCGGAACACACCAGAGCAGTTTAAAGACCGCCCTGTTTTTGATCGAAGGGAAAAATATGAGTAAGCAACTTGAGAAAGACTCAACATACAACCAGTTTGATACCGACCATGACGGCGTGGTGACAGACACTGAACTGTCCCGCTCTGAGCGCATGATGCAGATTGAGAACATGGACAAGATGGCTGACCAGCAACGCATCATGGCGTGGGCGGCTTTGGTGTTTCCACCTGCCTTGATTGCATACTTGGCTTCAGAGCTGGTGACGTTGGAGAAGGTCAATGCTTTAAACGGCTTGGCTACCACCTACTGCGCAGCAATGGGAACAATCGTTGTGGCATTCATGGCGGCACAGGCATACGTCAGGGGCAAAGCAAGTGATTCTTAACCCGTACTTCCTGCTCGCTGTTGTGCTTGCCGTCGTTGGCAGTTTTGGCGGCGGGTATTGGAAAGGCTCAAAGGATGAGGTCACGCGCCAGCAGTTGGAGATTGCTGCTTTAAACGCAGCCGCCCGACAGAAAGAACAGGCGCTGGTCGCCGCCGTCACCACCCAAGCAACCAAACTTCAGAAAGCAAACCAAGATGCCAAACTTATTGCAAAAGAGCGGGATGCTGCTATTGCCTCTGGCGCTCTCAAGCTGCGGATTCCTGTCAAAACCCCCGTCTGCCCCGTACAAACCCCCGGAGATCCCCCCGCTCCCGCCGGAGATAGCGTTCAAACAGGAGCCGAACTTGACGCAAAGACTGCTCAATCTCTTGTCGCCATTACAGACGACGGAGACAAAGCCATCCGACAGCTCAACGCCTGCATCGACGCATACAACGCCATCTACCAAACCTTAAGGAGTAAATGATGCAACTGACCGCCAACTTCTCTTTGCATGAATTGACCAAGTCCGAAACAGCCCTGCGCATGGGTTTTGACAACACCCCCGGTGAAGCCGAGACAGAAGCCTTGCGCCTGTTGGCTGAGAAAGTTCTTCAACCTGTGCGTGACCATTTTGGCAAAGGTGTCAAGGTGAACTCAGGATTCCGCAGTCCCGAGTCAAATGCAGCAGTGGGCGGATCGAAGACCTCAGATCATTGCCTTGGGAGAGCAGCCGATATTGAGATACCCGGAGTCCCCAACGCAGACCTTGCGCAGTGGATCATGGATAACCTAGAATACACACAACTCATTCTTGAGTTCTACACCCCCGGCATACCTGACAGTGGCTGGGTGCATGTTTCGTATGACCCGAACAACCTGAAAAAACAGGAGTTGACCGCCATGAAGGTCGCTGGTAAAACGCAATATGTACCCGGACTTGTAGCCTAATCATGCCATTACAGAAACTCGCCTTTCGCCCCGGTGTAAACAGAGAAAACACCTCGTACGCCAACGAAGGCGGGTATTACGCTTCCAACAAGATTCGGTTCCGCTCAGGGCAGCCAGAAAAGATTGGCGGCTGGGCGGCAGACACTGGGGCGCTCACATCTGCGTTGAAGCCAACCACTGGCGTGCTTTGGGGTGTTTGCAGGGGGATGTGGAACTGGCTTAATTTGACAGGCTATAACCTGTTGGCGTTGGGTACAAACCTCAAATACTACATTCAGAACGGCCCAAATGGTTTGGTGTACGACGTTACCCCGTTGCGCTTTACCACCGGCGCAGGTGAAGCCACATTCGCCGCAACCACTGGCTCGCCCATCATCACCGTCACAGACATTGCCCACGGTGCGCAGGCAGGAGACTTTGTCACATTCAGCGGCGCGGTATCTCTGGGCGGCAACATCACCGCCACCATCCTGAACGCAGAGTTTCAGATCACCACATACATCAGCTCCAACCAATACACCATCACCGCCTCTGTCAACGCGACCGCAGGAGATTCAGGTAACGGCGGCGCATCAGTTGTGGCGGCATACCAGATTACAACGGGTGTGGATATTTACTCTCTGAATGTGGGCTGGGGCGCAGGCACTTGGGGT